TGTTTCAATTCTTTCTGGTGCAACTCCTGGAGTTCACTGGGGACCTGGAGGAAACTTCTTCCTTCGTGCAGTTAGATTTGGAACGACAGATCCGATGATTCATTTATTTAAAGCAGCAGGGTACACAATTGAAGACGATGTTGTATCAGCAAATACATCAGTAGTTTATTTCCCAATCAAGTCAGGACATCCAAGATCTGAAAAGGAAGTAACGCTATTTGAAAAGATTGCTCTTGCTGCAACTGCTCAGAAGTATTGGTCTGACAATGGTGTTTCTGTAACATTATCATTTGATAAGGAAACAGAATCAAAACACATTGTTCCAGCACTCAATATGTACGAGGGACAATTAAAGGCAGTTTCATTCCTTCCAATGGGAAATACAGTTTATCCACAGCAACCTTATACTCAGATTACTGAAGAGCAATATGAGTCCTATATTGGTAAGTTAAAGCATATTGATTTTGCTGCAATTTACGACGGTGTAGATAATCTTGAGGCTCAAGGTGAAGCATACTGTACAACAGATTACTGTGAAATTAAAATAAATAAGTAGTCTTCTGTGGTAAAATAGACCTATAATGTCTACTCCATCAAACCTATATGCAGAAAAGGTGTTTGCCGAACACCCTACTGGACTGTGGGCTCTTGATGATAAAGCAGATTATATTAGTTTAATAACAGAGGAACAGCGTAATCTTTCGACATGGACAGTCTATGGTGGAACTGCATCGACTTACCTAGAATCAATTGGTGAGCCATTTATAGATAGTTATGTTGGTAAAATTGTTGCAAATCCAATACTAGATCCAGTGGCATCAATAACTGCGATTAGCCCAGAGATTGTTAATTTAAATGAGTTAAATCCCTATCTTAGAACATTTTCTGTAGGTGGATATTTTTATTCTGAAAGTTCTTATATATCAGGTTTTTCAATTGGGTACCAATATAGAGATGAGACCAGTGGTGGAGATATAAGACATATAAAAAACTTTGATACTGTAGTAAACAGTAACTGGCTATTCATATCAGAAACATTTGATGCACCACCTGAAGATACGGCTATTAGGATTGTATTTAAAATTAACTTTGTTGGTGATGAGCAAGCAGAGCATGTGTTTAGAGTTAATGGAATAACTCTTGGTCAATGGTCAGAAGAGTTTGCTTCTAGTTCACTTGGCACAAACGTAACAGATATTCCTTCAACAATATCTTTGGCTCCACAAAAAGCAGTTGTTGCTAAATGTTATGGTCTTCAAGAACTAGACGCATACTACCTTGTATCTGACAATATGCTAAAGGCAAAAAATTCTGGAATTCCTTTAGTGTATGGAACTTCTGGTCACACAACCTTGTTTGAAAATTTTGGGCTGCCATCACTAATAGTTCCTGGAGTTGGAATGCTAAATGACGTAGGTCAGTTTAAACAATATACACTTGAAACTTGGCTTAGAATAAACTCATATACTAATGATAGAAAAAGAATTATTGGACCAATTGCATCAACTGACGGCATCTATGTAGATGGCCCAGCAATAGGATTAAAGATTGGTAACGAATACAAAACAAACTACGTTGGCGAATGGACAAGGCCAATGCTTATACACTTAAAAGTTGGAAAAGATAATGCATCCTTGTTAATTAATGGAGAAGAAGTTATATCCGTTCCATATTCTCAAGAGTTAGCAGTACTGCCATCAGAGTTCGTTGAAGATAAAAATCAAGACTGGATAGGCTTTTATGCATACAGCGATGTATCTCCAGTCGACATAGACTGTGTTGGAATTTATCCATACTTAGTTGCATCAGCAGTTGCAAAAAGAAGGTTTGTGTTTGGTCAAGGAGTTGAAATCCCAGAAAATATTAACACGTCTTATAGTGGAACATCTGTTGCAGTTGATTATTCTTTTGCAAACTATACAGCCAACTACTCTTATCCAAAAACTGGATCTTGGAACCAAGGGTTTAGTGACAACCTATCTACAACAAATAAAGCACTTTCTGTAATCTCTAACCCACTTCCAGAAATAATTTTATCATCAAAGACTGAGTTAGAGTTGTTTAGTGATAATAAAACTGCAAACTCTGTTCTAGATATACAAAACTTTTTGTATGATCAAAGAGATTATTTTACATTTAGACCGACATCATCTTCATGGGACAGCATTAGGGGTTATCTATTTTTTAAAAACTTTGATGTTCTCAATACACCCATATCAGCATTTTATGGATGCTTTCAATTAAAGGGTACAGTTACCCAATCGCAGATACTTTTTAAAATTGAAAAAGAAAATACATCAGACTACTTTAAAATAGAAGTTGAAAACAATAAACTAAGATACGTCATCTATGCAAATAAAAAGACTGAGGTTATTTATGAATCTCAGACACTAGATGCAAATGAGTTTATCGAGGTTGGAGTAAACATTCCTAGATTTGTAGAAATGTTTGGAAACCCAGTGTCCAACTTCTTTGGGTCTTTATCAGATTTAAGGCTGTATGTTGGAGGAGATAAAGATGATGACGGAACAAAGAATTCCACCTTTACTGGAAAGATTTATAATATTGGACTTTCAACAAAATACAATTTTCAAAAAATAAAAAACCTATTTAATGAGATAGGCATTCCAAAACTTAATGAAGATCTATTTAGTGCATACCAAAGCAATGAGTTGATAGATATAGATGCAGGAATAGACACTGTATCTGAGCCACCACAGGGAGGTCTTACCGATACATCACCAGGAGCAATATCTGGTGGAGAAGTAGTTCTAATGGAAGAAGATTATTTAATTGAACACGTAGCAAGTTATACATTAGTGCCAGACATCCTATTTGAAAAATACACTCTTGCGGTATCAGCAAATGCATATTGGGAAGATAACCTGCCTCTTACATATTTTGCAGAATCTGTTTTTGATAAAAGAGGGGATCAGTATTTTGATCTTGATTTTATTCAGTTCAACTTTAACTATCCTGTTCCAACAAAAACTATTGCAATAGAAACAGATCCAGTTGAATGGACATACGCAGAACTTGCTAACGAATACGGAAGTCCAATTCAAAGAGATTATGACTCACTAGATAACTACTTGTTTACTGGTTATAACGATTATCAAGATTTAAAAAATAAAATAGCAAAGCGGTATAAATATGATACAGATGGAGCACTTGTAAAAACATATGTTACTTTTCAGTATACAGAATTAGGAGCCAACGCTACATCTGAATATTTTCTTAAGATAGAAAGACCAGAAAGGAACGGAGTACTAATTCCAGGCACTGACTGGATGACAACAAAGTATGAAGTAGTTGACAATATGATTATCTATCCACCTTCAGGAGTTGACTTCAATGATCTATCTATAGTAACTCACATAGAGATTAATGTAAAAAACTCATCAATTAACAATGTAAGTATTAAAAAACTTTCTTATGCTTCACAAGCATTAAATGAATCAGATGCAAGCCCGATTGGAACAAGATTTGGAACTCCAATTTATCCATACACAAAGTCTGGAATTTATTATGACTTTAAAAAGAATAATCCGTTTTCAATATATAGCGCTTCATCTCCATACCTTTATTTAACTAAGACTAGTGGAATACAATTAAAAGGAACTTACGATCCATTAATAAATAGAGGGTTAATGATTCCTGTGAACACAAGTAGATCAGATGGTTTTAAGGTTATTGCTATGCAACTTGCTGTTAGGTTTGATGGAGACTATTTCCCATATGCACCAACAGAAATTTTTGAGGTAGAGAGCAAAGGTTCATATATAAAATTCTATTTAGTTGCATGTGATCCTAGTGGCAGAAGAGCAAAGATCTATGCAATTGATACAAAGACTGGCCTTGTACAAAATGGAATTGGATTCTACTGGAACGGAAACATTGTAAAGGAACCAGTAATAACTTTACAAGACTGGGGATTTCTTGGCATCAACTTTTCAGACATCCTAGACTTCTCATATTTTGAAGGGGCAATAAGATTAACAGGTCCACTATTGTATAACAACATATCCTTCTATCAGTCAACTAATCTACAAGAGGTTCAAAATGTTTCAGAAAGGCCTTGGTTCAGAGTCAAGGTTTTAAACTCTAGCGAACTAGACTGGAAATTCTGGAATGTTGGGTCATTTAACTGGAATAAAGTCTTGGTTTTATCAGAAACAAGTTACTATGGGGTTAATCCGTCAGAAGTCTATAAAAGTTACACGGGAACCAACAAGATAGTGGTAGATGATGACAGCCTGCTACGCTTTGGAAATTACAAGTACACTGCATATTCGGATGTAAACTGGAACCAATTAGTCATTGATCCTACCTAATATGGTATACTTATAGTTATGGATTCCTTAATAAACCCAAAAACTGGTGAACCGATTGTAAAAAATGTTAGACGACAAGTCATTGAAAAGAACTATGACTGGGGCCTTTACGTATACAAAAAGGCAAATGGCAAATGGTTTACAGATGGAAACGGATCTGTCCTTAATATTCCTTCAGATAAAAACGACATCTCTAGAATGGCAGAACTAAAAAAGACTGCAATGCATTACGGTGATGCAGGAGATGGCACATGTGTATTTGTTCCAGGATTGACAAGAGTTTCAGAAGAGGAATATTCTGAGCAGGTAGATAGACTGAATGCTGGTTTGATTCCTTCACTTAATGATCTAGGTGCCGTTCAAGCAGCAAAAGATACAATTGCTAAATATGGAGATGAGGACTAATCATGGAAGATGATCAGTATGAGATTGGTGCAAGGATTGACGAAGCAATAAAGAAAGATGACACCTTTTCAAAGTCAGACCCATTTAGTGGTAATTGGGACACACTAAAAACTCTTGATGGATTAGATGCAAACTTTAAAAGACGCACAAGTAGAATTTCAAGTAAGATGGTTGAGCCAACAACTCAATACACAACTGCAGCACTTGCTGGAAAAAGCGGTATTGATGGAGCACAGTCAAAAGAAATAAACCCAGGTTTAGTATATGTAAACGGCTACGGAATGTTCGATGTAATTACACCACCCTGGAACCTTTATGAATTGGCAAACTATTACGACACATCGTTTGCAAACCACGCAGCAATTGATGCTAAGGTAGAAAACATTGTTGGCCTAGGTTATGAGTTTAAAGTTTCTCAAAGAACAATGATGAGGCTTGAATCATCAGAAGATAACAGCGCAACACAAAAAGCAAGAAAAAGAATTGAACGAGCAAAGATTGAAATGCGTGATTGGCTAGAATCTTTAAACGATGATGATTCATTTACAGCAACAATGGAAAAGGTTTATACAGATCTTCAATCAACTGGAAACGGATACCTAGAAATTGGTAGAACTACTCGTGGAGAGATTGGATATGTAGGTCACATTCCATCAACAACAATGCGAGTTCGAAGATTAAAGGACGGCTATGTTCAGATCATTGGAAACAAGATTGTCTACTTCCGTAACTTTGGAGCAAAGAATCAGAACCCACTAACTACAGATGCTAGACCAAATGAAATTATTCACTTCAAGCAGTATTCACCTCTTAACACATTCTATGGAGTGCCAGACATTATGTCAGCGATTAACTCTCTACACGGAGATTCACTTGCCTCACAGTACAACATTGATTACTTTGCAAACAAGGCAGTACCAAGATACGTTGTAACACTAAAAGGTGCCAAACTTTCTGGCGACGCAGAAGATAAGATGTTTCGATTCTTACAAACAAATCTCAGAGGGCAGTCACATAGAACGCTATACATTCCATTACCAGGGGATAGCGAAAATAATAAGGTAGAATTTAAAATGGATCCCATCGAAGACGGAATACAAGACGGCTCTTTTAAAGAGTATCGTAAACAAAACCGTGATGACATCCTAGTTGCACATCAGGTGCCACTGTCTAAACTTGGAGGTGGCGATTCTGGATCTATTGCAGCAGCACTTGCACAGGATCGCACAGCGTGATGGTGGAGATGAGGTCTTAGATCTTAAGCCCACAACTGCAGCAGAGGCAACGACAACAAGAGCAAGAGATTCTGAACGAACAAATAATAATTCTGACAGTACTTCAACAGTTGCTGGAAGAAACCCAAAGGGAGAGGGCAGAAAAACTCCATAGTGTCTGATATGTCCACATTGTGATATATCTATACAAAAGGGGTTTATAATATAATGGTGAGCAATATATCCAAGGCCCATTGGGATACCGATGGCAATAATCTGCGTCTTTCCATGCCACTTACCAAGGTGGACAAGGAGCGTAGAATCGTTTCTGGATTTGCGTCTTTAGACAATGTTGACAAGCAAGATGACATTGTAACAGCAGAAGCATCAATGGATGCCTTTGCAAAATTCCGAGGGAACATTAGAGAAATGCATCAACCACTAGCAGTAGGCAAGATGGTTTCATTTAAAGCAGATAAGTATTTTGATCCAGAATCAAAGAAGTTTTATAATGGTGTATTTGTATCCGCATATGTTTCAAAGGGTGCACAAGATACTTGGGAAAAAGTTCTAGATGGAACACTAACTGGTTTTTCTATTGGTGGACGAATGAACAAGTGGGATGATGGGTTTGACGAGAAGTCAGATAAGGCAATTAGAATTATTAAGCAATACGATTTGATTGAGTTGAGTCTTGTAGATTCCCCAGCAAATCAGTTTGCAAATATTGTATCTGTTGAAAAGGTTGACGGAGTAGACATTGTTAAAGGTGACGAAACAGTTTTAGAAAATGTTTTTTATGATAAGGAATCAGGCATTGTTATGGTTTCAGAAAATGAATCAGAGTTAAGCCCAACTACTGGTGAGCAAATGGCAAATATAGGTTTCGTTGAAAAAACGGATAATGAAAAGACAGACATGATAAAATTCTTAGTTGATAGTGCTAAAGGCATTAATACTTCTAAGATTAAC